AACTACCTACAGCTTGTATTCTTGCTGCACTTCTTGCATTACTAGCTCTAAGATTTGCAGTTTGTATTCCCATTGATCGTTTGCTTTGCCCACTTAAAAATTGCAATCTTTGTCTACCCTCTTCAACATCAAACTCTCTTTTTGATCTTTCTCTAATAGCTTTTAATGAACGATCAGAGCCTATATCTCTACCCATAATGCCACCCAATGAATCATTGATGCCTTGCATTGTTTGAAAGTTAGCAAGCCTAATGTTATGCTCTTGCATTGTTTGTACTACAGCATCTTTTTTTTGTTCTTCTATTTGTGCTGCTTGTGCTCTAGCTTCTGCTGCCTTAGCTTTTCCTGCTTGCATTGAACCATAGGCACTTAGAACTGCACCTGCAACCATCCAATAACTCATCCGAACGCTACCTCCACTACCATACCATTTAAGTCTAAACTAAAAGGATAACTCTGTGATACATTAACTCGTGGGTCACGACTGTATCCAAGTATCCTAAACTCTTCCTTACCTGTAACTGCAACTCTGTCTACTGACATATCATCAGTAACATTTCTAAAGACTAAGTCTTTGTCATTAACTGATACAGCTAGAGTAGAATGTAAATCCAATACAACACGGCTAATTCTTCTTGGCTCTCCAGTAAGAGGGCCACCAATAATACCTGCATCCACTGGCAAGGTCGTGATGAGAGGAACGAATGCGTAACCTATAAAGCCAGTGGACACACCTGATTTAGCTAATGATGCATCTATCTGTGCTCCAGAGATTGTAAACTCTCCAAGATAATCATTACCACTAATTGCCTTAACAACTGCACCATTAGAAAAGTGTGAGGTTAAACTACCAAACACACTACTTGATGCACTAAATTCATCACAGAAATCCATAGGCATAGTTACTTGAAACTCTTCTAAGAATAACTTAGTTGTACCTGAGCCATCATCTCTTGAACAAAGAACAAACAGTCTTTCATGTATTGAACATATTGAATGCCACTTACCTGTTGTATCCCATAAGGACCAACCTTGTTTTTGTTCTCCACGTATAGAATAAAATACAGCTATTGTACCATCACTATTCAATAAGAATGCATATGACTCACTTCTATTCAACGCACCTTTGATTGATGTTTGCTGAACTGGATCAACTATCAAATGTGGTGCAAGTCCTGATACAGCTACAGATGTATACGATGCTTCTGAATCAGCAAATAGAAACTCTCTTAATGCACTACCAGTTTTCTGTATAAACAAAGTAGCACCATCAAATACTGTAGGCTTTACAAATGAACTACCATACGGAGTCTGTCTGCGTATCTGTGCATTAGCTGCAGTAACTGGTTTGTCTGTTGGTGCTTGAACAAATAACTCTGCACCTGTAGTAAACACCTGTAAGTCTCTGTTAGATACTAAATGTCTTATAGTAAATATCTCTCCAACGTTTGCAGTAAGATCAAGTGCATCGTTATCTTCACCATCACCCACATCAAAGTTATAATATTGTCCAGACTTAGAACCCCATATACCATCAGGCTGTGCTAGTGTACCACCAAACCATAATCTGTTTTGATGAAAGGTAACTGCTGCAGGAAACCCACGTACTGCTGAGTAGCTTTGCTCTTGCCATTCTGTAGTCGCTGCACCTGTCGCTACCCTTGGAGCACCACCTCCATCAGCCGAAGCGTTAGATGTAGAACTTGATCCTGCTGTAAACTCATAAGTATTCTCATCAATAACAGCAGTAATACTTCTAGTACCATTAAGTTTATTGATAGCTAATCCACCTATTGTTCCTGCTCTGTCTATAACAATAGATGCACCGACTGCTAAACCATGAAGTGCATGAGTCACTTGGACAGTCGCACTACCCTCAGAAACTTTAAATGCATCGTTATCTAACTGCTGTCTAAGTGTGCCATAAATAGTTGCTGTAACTGTTGTTGCATTTGTAAACGCAGTAATCTTAACTTCAGCTTCACCTATCTTTAAGTAAACTCCAACATGATCTGATGTAAAGTAATCTGCTGATGATGTAAGAGTTGCACCAGTACCACTAGTTGCACTAGATGATAACGTAACACCTAAGTCTTGAAATGAATAATATGGTTGAAACACATGCTCACTATTTACTGACTCTTCAAAAGCATATGTTTCTACAATAAATGTAGTTAATCCTGTACGTATAAGCTTTCTTGGTGCAACAGTCTGATGAGCAATAAACATAATGTCACCCTGTTGAGCAAAGGTAAACTCCTCAAGATAAGGTGCAGATGTTGTGTTAACTAACCAAGTCTGTCCTGTAATGGCTTGTATAGAACTTATGTTACCATTAGTCGGATTGATTTGAAATACTTCTATGCGTGTATTGCTAAAAGCAATTATATATTGTTCATCGTCTGAAAATATAAATGGTTCTATTCTTACTGTCTGTCTTAGATCAGATGAATATGCAGGAGCAGATGCGAAGTTATGCCAACGTTTAGTTCCCGGTCTTTTAGTAACCCCACCCTCACCACGTATAAAGAAGTTACGAACTTTCTCTGCTGCATTCTTATAGACAGCCGTATCGGTTCTTGAGGTTAATGACGGACTTATCTCACCAAACTGAAAACTATTTTGAGGTACTCTTATCCTTGCCATTAACTCAACCTATTTGTTCTGAACCTCGTGGTTGTCAATCCTCTTGATGTTTGTTGCTGACTGTCAAGGTTTCTTGCTTTAGCCATTAACCTTTCTGCCTTTACTTCCATCATCTCCATAAGCTTATCATCTCTAGCTATTGATGTAGCAAATACAGATGCCAATGAATACTGAACTGCTAATGAAAAGTAAGATGGGAAGTCTGTCTCAGGTGCTCTATAAGTATAGTCGGCTATTAACGTATCGTTTGTTGTAGAGTCTGAAAAGATTTTGTCGCCATATACTGTGTATATAATTTTATTATCGTTAATTGTAATTGCATGAAGCATAAGAAGATTACTTGGAAGTTGATGTGCTATAGCAAATCTTCCAGTAGGTGTATCAGATAACTGATTTAATGTAGCTTGTTCTGTTGCAAACCTCCATCTTGCTACACACAAAGATGACCTAACGACATCTTCATACATGTTAGACGCAACCAATGCTTCAGTTGAACTGCTTTCAAAAGAAGTAATTGGCTCTGCACCGATGAGCACTAAGGCTCTCGATGCAATATCCAACGCTGAATCAGATGCCGTTGATGCCATTTATTTTAGTCGCCGTCTGTTTCTGCTACAGCAGTTCCGTCTGAAACGTCAACTACTGTTCCAGTATTGGATAAAACAGTTACAAAATTTGTAGTCGGCACATTAGTGTCGTGAACTATTATAAGATCACGAACACCTAACATATTTGCTGAACTATTAAAGTAACCTGCTGTATTAACAGTTGCAATAGCATCTGTGGTTGTATATCTCCACAAGCTACCATTTGAATCTCCACCAATTCTGGTAAGACCACTTGCTGCATAAGCCATGATAAACCCTCCTATCCGTTGTTATCAAGAAGTTCATAAATACCATTGTCATCTATGACACTAGCACCCATGGACATCATTGAAGTTGCAAGGTGAGAAACTTTCTCTGGTACGTAATTTAACTCAGTAGTTACATTAGCACCAATACCTAAACCTACAGAACTTGTGTGATACGCTAAGTTCTTTCCTGCTGTAATAGCAGAAGTAGACATGATGTTAAAACCTAGAAAGTTCTTCATGGTCATTCCACCTGCGTATGGTAAGTTCTGATCACCTACGTAATCTGATGATGCAAACTCTTCAATTAAGAAAAGATCAGCAAAACCTTTAGGATGCATAGCAATATAACGCTGTCCATCTTCCGGAATGTTTGCTGTACCAAATGTTTCAAATGCAGATAACAAGTCTGCTTTTTCAACAGCACTACTTGTATCATGTAATTGAGTTGAGTTAGCACCTGCATCCATCGCAGTGACAAGAATCTCGTCTGTCTTACGACCTAATGCAGCAGCAGCAGAAGTTGCAATAGCTTGACGCTCATCAATGTTTGTCTTGAGTTCGTCTAACTTGTCAATGTATTCTGCAGCATAGTAGTCTGCTAACGTTGCTTCTACTGTAGTATGTGTTAGTTCCATTGGAGTTACCATACCATTTCTTGATTTAGTTGAAGCTGTTCCAGTACCGATTTTTTGAAAGCGTACAACGCTTCCTGCAACATTGCTTACGTTACGAACAGTGTTCATTAACTTAGAACCCATTCTTTGATAAGCTAAATGTACCTCGGACTCGAACTGCTTAATAAAGGCTGTGTCTATTGTATTAGCCATTATGTAGTCCTTTCCCTGCATATAGCAGATTGTTGTTTTAGTTGCTCTCGGTTATCTGCTCTTTGCTTCAACTGGTTATCCGTTAGGGCCATCAGCTTATTACAGGCCGTGTATCCTCAATGGATGGCATATAATAATTATTCTGACAACGCACAAATCTAACTACTTGAAAACCATTTTGCATTATTATATCAGGAAGTATGTCAAACCCAAGGTAGCCAAGCCATGAAAGAGTCTTGTAATGTTCTACAGGACACACGTTTTCTAATATATAATATTGACTTTGAAAGTACTCAACTATAGATGGAGAAAATTTCATGAATGTTTTTGGATACTTCTCTACTTCATAACTACAAAGCATCCATATCCTACCAACAAGATCATGTTGTTTAACTACACCAAACATCATAACAGGCTCGTCGTTTAACAAAGCAGTATAAGTTTCAGCCGTATCCTCTTGAAATGGTTGCATTAATGCACGCCAAGGATTCACACCTGCAACCACACACTCTCTTACATCTGTCGATCTTAAATTACTTTGTAGTCTTTCAGCATGACTTGGTCTTGACTTTACAATAAAGGCATCGCCATACTTACCTACCCCCGTGAAGTCTCTGCCAGTCACTGTTTACCTCCCTAACAAATGCTTCATCACGTCTACCCTGTTGCCAGTATCTTGGGTCTTTCATCTTAGCTTCAACATCAGCTTGACTTACTTGACCTGCAGGCACACCAGTAGGAGATACAGTGCTCCCTTTTGTTTGTTCGATAACATGCTCTAATGCTTTGATACCTGCCGAACTTGAGCCTAATGTAGCTACTGCTTCTTGCATTGCCGGATCAGGAAAGAACTTATTCATCCATAACTGAACAGCTTCAACTCTAGCTGTTGCGTTATCTCCTAGTTCTTTCGATACAGATTCAAGATCAACCTGTTGCCCACCTACAGCATTAGCATACTTTTCAATACCCTCAGCAAATTCTGTTTGGCTTAATCCATTCTCCCATGAATAGTTAGACCACCAGTTAAGTAACTCATTGTCTACAGCCTCAGCTTCATCTATAGATTCTGGCAATACATACTCACCTACTGATGCAGGTCGTTCTGAAAAAGCTTCTGTTTCCATCTCTTCCATAAGCTTAGTACGTAATTCTTCCTCGCCTTTACCTAGCTTGCCCTCAAGTTCGCCATATGCTTTTGCCATATCAGCAGGGTCACTAAACTTTTCAGGTAACCATTCAGGTCTAGCAGGTGCAGCTTCTGTAGTTACAGCCTCTGTTGTTTCTGCTGTTGCTTCAGCAGGTGCTTCACTTTGTGTTTGTAGTAATGTTTCTTCCATGATTTATCCTCTCTGCATGTTGAACACGTTTGGCAATTAATGCCACTAAGTATCTTTGTCCCTCAAGATGCCTTAACTCTTCAGCAGATATGTTTGCTCCAGTTATAGCTTCTATAGTTATGGACTTCAGATATTGTAAAGTAGCCAGACCACTGGGGGAATTAAAGGTACTGGCTAAATCTTGGGAAATCTTTTCGTCTTGATCTTTTGATCGAGGGTATCCATCAACCCCCAAGTGCTTGGATGTTTGGGTTTGCATTCGGGTCTATTCCTGTTTGTTGTTGCATCTGTTGTGCCATCTGTACCATCTGCTGACGCTCACCTACATCACGAATCAAATGGTCTGGCACACCAAATTTCTTGGCTAGATAGATAGCAGTTTCCTCTGAGGAGACAAGGAGATTAACTACCTCTGGACCGAAACGGCCTGCAACCATTTCGAGAAACCTATCTAGGGAAACAATGTCTTGATTAGATTGTGCCTGTGCCAGAGGGGAAACACTTTTTATCTTTACTTCTCTACCATTAACAGTAGGTATTTCTATCCTACCTTGCTTTGATAAAAGATAAACTACACGTTGAAGAACAGGCTGAACCATCTCTGCTTGTAGTCTGCCAAATGCAGAACCAATCTTCCTAGATAAATCAGCCATACGTTCTGCTACCTCAGTAGCTGATGCAGGTGTTTTGTTCGGATCACCAAGCATGTCATTATACAATGCTCGTTTAATATTGTTACGCATATCATTAAGAACTAGATTAGCAACATCAAAGTTACCTGCTGCTCTTATTGGTTGCAGTCCTTGGGAGTTAGGTGCTTTAGGTATTACAGTTCCCGGCACTAAGTTAATTGTATCTACGTTGATAACACCATCATCATCCATCTGATAGATACCTGATATAGCCATCTGTGCATTCTCAAGAACTAATTCTATTGTAAGATTAGCAGACTTAATAGCACTTAACGCATTAACTGCAGGGCCTCTACCATATACTTCACCACTAGCTTTACTCCAACGGAATGCAATAAAAGGATTAGAACCTACACCTGAGTATTCTTCCTGTAGTATTAATTGTTTATCACCACACTCAATAACCATATAACTATATCGTTCTTCGTTTGGTTTATCATATAGCTTACAAGATACTTCTAGTATTTTGCATTTACTATCAGGATACTTTTGTATCTTTTCTAATGTCTTAGTTGAGAAC